GCTGAAGTCTTCCAATTCCTCTACCACAAGGACATGACCGTTGTCTATATCCTCGGTGTGTCTTAGTGAAACAAGGTGTGTTCCCACATCTGTTCCCATCATGTTATCGGAGCGAAAAACTCCGTGCCTAACTAACCTAGGCTGTAAATTATTTAGCATTATTTAGTTCTCCTCTTTTTTTGGGAAAAAAATGATATAACTACTTGTTGCAAATTCTAGTGGATTTTTGAGGATAAAATTCATCTTCTTTTTGCCCTAAAAGCGTACTGGATGTACGCAAAGAGGGCGAAAAAAGTGGATTTTAGACCAAAAAGACGCAGAATTTGCAGCGAGTAGTTATTCATTTTTTCCTAAGTAGTTTTCAAAAAACTCACCATATTTTGAATTTTTTGTTTTTGTGTCATTTCCGACCGCCATTTTTAATGGAGTTTTAGACGGCATTTTTTTACCCCTAATAGCAAAGCATTCGGTCTCGAACAACTTTGCATCAAATTCTGACGCCAAGAAATTCATATGTTTTTTAGCCAATTCTATAAATGCTTCATCTTCTGCTAGGTCTGAAAAAGTTTCAGTAATCTCGTTCATTTTTCTTTCCTGTTCAGTCTTTTCATGCTTTTCCTTGTATGTAGATAGAGCCGTTAATTCATCCCGCTGCCTATCTAAAGCAGCGCCTTCTTCTACTGTCAGCCATTTTATAAGCATACTCTCAAACGTCTTTTCACTCACAGCAACAGACTCATCAGCACACATTTCATAGCTCATTCTACCTTTAGAAAACTTGCCAGAAGGGTTATCTTTTGTAGCAATATACCGCTCTACAAAGATAAATTTTTCATCAAAGTCAGCCAAAAAATACTGCATACAAACCGCATCGTTTGATACATTAAACCCTCTTAAAGCATCACTAATTGCTCCTCGTCTTGAGCCATAGGTTGCAGCAAAAGTTTCTAGCGTGTTAGTGCTTTTATCGCTCATAGTGCCATTTAAGCCCTTATTTACGCTATTTTGTGTTTGATTGTTAGTCTTAACATCATTTGCATCATCATTTTTCTTTTCCACTTTTTCTTCCTCCTTTTGTGGATTTCTATTAAATAACAGCTTTGTTTCATCCTTCATTTCTTCAAATGCGAGCATAAAACTTTCGTCTAGCTTAAACTGAATAAGCTCTACCTTGCTTTCAGGAAAACAAGGCTCATAATGAAAATTACTATCATCAGATTTACCCAAAAGACACAGCCCTGAAAAAGTGAATTTGCTGATATGAATAAAGTCTTTATCCTCTTCAGTCTTGCATCTTGCTATCTCTTTTGCCTTAATTTCCATGCTCTGCCCAAACCAAACATCCTCACTATATATCGTCTCTTTTAAGTGAGAATAACGAGAAGTCCAAAGGATAATATTAGCGGTTAAATAGGTTTTAGTAGTTCCGTCAGGCTCCACCACTTCCTCATAAGAAACCTCGTTATCCTCTGGCACCGTCCCATACGGAACAGTCAATATCTTAAAACTATACTTTCCATCCTTGTCTCTTTCAAGCTTCATGTCATGCCCGCCAAGACGATAAATCCCCTCACCGTCTACAAACACATGACCCACCACAGGAATATTAAACAGCGTAGGCAGTGCCTCTTTAACCGCTTCTTCAGATATGATAGTCTTGTTTCGATTTTTACCAAGTGCTAGGATATAGCATTTGCACAGCGTAAACTCCTCGTTGATGGGTTTAATAGGCTTTATCTTTGCATTAAAATTTATAGTATAATTTTTTAGCATTTCTCACCCCCAAACCTCATTGTGTCCTCTTCAATAAATTTGATGGAAGAATAGTTTTCACTTAAAACTGCATCAAGATCTGCCGTCTTTTCAAAGCAAAATAATAGTGTATCCTTACCCACTTTTTCTTTAGTAAAAAGAAAACCACGCTTTGCTAATCTAAGCGCGGTATCCTCATCAGTTATTTTTATAAACATATATAGCTCCTTCTACCTATTTGAATTTGTATCGTTTGCACGAGTAGCCTCCCCCGCATCACCTAAATCAGTTTCATCAGCTTCAGGTCTCCCCGCCTCCGACTCGCCTCCACCAGTGTTGTATGTGTTTTTTAGCGGCATCAAGTTTTTATTAAGATTAAGCACAGTATTTTCAATGTGATTTAACCCACCAATATCATACTGCGGAACTCCAATCGCCGCCATGTAATATGACTTTCCTATACCAAATGACGCCGCCTCTTTATACAGCTTAGTCCAGTCCTCAATGTTGAAAATTGTAATAGGTAAAAATGTAATCTTAAATTTATGCTTGCCGCTTAGTTCAGTTTTAAGGATACGATTAATAATCCTTTCAGCTTGCAGCATCATACCAAAAACATACGATTCGTCATTTTTTATGCCTAGCTTTGTTACCCCTGCCGTGTTGTTTGCCACTCCATGCAAAAGTGCCGAAGTCCCTGCACTTTGCCAAAAATTTTCCACAGTCTTAGAGATTTTATCTATCTGATTAGCTGTGCTGGATTTATCAAAAGAGAATGCCTCTAGGTCAAACGGAGTTATCGCTAAGCCCACTCCACTCCCGATATTTGTCGCCATCATACGATAATACTGCTCGGCATCCTTAAAATCCATCTTAGGATTACCGTCTTTATCGGCGGGGATTTTACCCGCTATCATCTTGTAATTTTCTTGGTCCTCTGCAACATCGCTCCTACCTTCAGCGTCTGCAATTTTATACAGCTTAGGCATGACGGACGCAAAAGGCGGGATTGAATAATGCGTAATACTATTGTCGGCTTTTAAGCAGATGGATATATCTGGCGGCACTTCCTGCCAATTAGACGCTCCTTGTGCTTGTGAAGCACGCAACATATCTGCAAAGGCTGGCGGGTATTTATACAATTCATCCTGATTTATTTTACTCATATCCACAGTGTACAAAAACACGCCGTCTTGAACAAAAGAGATTTTACATATGTCTGGATTGATTTTTTGCACAAATGACGAGTCCCTATCAAACCAGCGCACTCCAAAAAACACGCCCTCTCTTAAAGCCACCAGCATGGCCATGCGCATCATGTCAGGAACATTCATAACCTCTAACAAGTTGCAAGCTTTATAATAGTTTCGCTTAAATGAGTCTTTATCTGCGGCGGTCTCCACCCCAGCAAATTTGACTGGAGAAATTACATACCGCCACATCAACAATCCTGCATAATATTGAAGCAGCCTTTTATAATGCGATGATGCCAAATACATAAAGATTGATGCGTTGCGTAAATTCTTTTCATTAGCAGCAGGGTTTTGTAACCATGTAGTAATCTGCTCTCGTGAATACTTAGTGAAAGACACATGATTGCTATTTGCAGCACCATTAGGATTAAATAGCATTTGTCTAGCCAATTCCCTAGCAAATGCAACCCTAATATCCTCATCCTGCATAGACTCATTAAACATCTTATCCAGCTTATCCACCGCCGCCAATTCTTTTTTTGTAGCCAATAAATTCCTCCTCTGCGTCAAAAAAAACACCTTCATAAGAAAGTGTTCTAAATGTATTTTATTATTCGATTTGGTGTATGATTTTCATAAGTACAGGCAAACTATATTTGTAGCTATCTACTATAACAAAACTGGGAAAGAGCGAATAAACAATAATCAATGAAGTTTTTTGCTAACTCTCTCAAGTGCATCTACTGCTTCTTGATATATGATAGTCCCGCCATTGTCAACTCTAGGTGCCGCTGCTTTTTCAAAATACTCTTTGGCTTTTAGATAATCTTGAATTACCCCTTTGCCTTCTTCATAGCATTTGCCTAATTCATATTGAATTTTAATAACAATGGTACAATCATAACCTACAACATCTGTGGGTATATTTTTGTGTTTTTCCCAAATTTCTACGGCTTTAGGATAATTTTGAAGATTATAATAACATCTGCCCAATCGATAACACATATTGGAATAGCCTTCATTTACTATAGTAAAATATCTTTCATACCACTCAATTGCCTTTTCGAAAAAAGGTCTAGCTAGTTCAATATTTCCAGCGTGTTCACTCATTTTGTTATGTAAACCATTTCCTTGTTCATAATAACAACTTATTATACCCCTAATTGCCCGTATAATATTGCCAGGACCTAGCGGAAGCAGCAAGCCACTCATATTCTTGCATGCGTAAATAATATCGGCTGTATCTCCTATATTATCTTGAATCCATTTTTCATAGAAAGCAAGAACTGCAGTGTATGATTCAATTGCGCCGGCATAGTCACAACCACCAATCCAACTAGCTAAATATTGTCCTAATCGTACATGAGCTTCACCGACAGCTAAATCAAATTTGTAATAATCAAAACTATATTTTCCTTCCGGCTGATTCGAGTTTAGACCTATTACACGAAAAAAACCATTTACCGCATTTTCTTTTTCAGATAATGCGGCTTTTTTAACCCACCAAAGTGCCTCTTTATGGTTTATACCTATGAAAGATGGATATAAGCTCCTAGGAAGAGGTAGCAGTTTTTCATTTTCCCATGTAGCTCCAAGGTAATACTGTGCCATCATCAACATCGCAAAAATATGCCCAGAATTGGCAGCTTTTTCAAGCCAATCATATGAGGAATGATAGTTTTCAAGATCATTATAAAACATACCCAGTGTGCACTGCGCTTCAATGTTACCTCCCGCAGCAGCTTCTCTCAGCCACTTTTCCAGCAAATTATTTCTTTGAGAGAAGTCTTTACCGCGACTAGAAATTATTCTAGAATATAAAAATTGAGCATCTGCATACCCTTGCTCGGCCGCCTTTAGTGACCACTCCATCGCTTTGTCAATATTCAAGTGTGATAAATCTTGATTTTTATATTGATATTCATGGAACAATCGAAAATCATCAATAACCGAAAGAGAATAGTCTCGTTTTTTATACCTATAATGAACCCCTTCCTCAAAATAATAACATGCCAAATCATATTGCGCTAAAACATGACCTGCATTTGCCGCCTTCTCAAACCAAAAGACCATTTGCTCAATGTTTTTTTCTACTCCGTCACCATTTTGATAACACTTACCCAAATCATGCTGTGCATCTGACGCATTTGCATGAGTATTATTTGCCGCCTTGGTATACCAATACATTGCTTTGCCCATATCCTTTTCTATGCCCTCGCCGTGATGATAACAAATAGCTAGATTATGTTGTGCATCCCCGTGTCCGTTTTTTGCAGCTTTTTCATACCACTTAAATGCTTTTATATGACATTGTTTTACACCTAGTCCTTCTTCATAATATCTACCTAATTCAAATTGTGCATGAATATCATTAAATTTGATTTTTTCCAAACAAGCTAAAAGGTTCTCAATTCTATTTTCTCCATCATTATAAAATTCAACAAAAAATTGTCTTATCACATCTTTAGCTTTTGATGCAGCCTGTTTAATTTCATCTACTATATAACCATCAGCATCCTCTTTGACATTAACATCAACGCGCAGTTTATATAACAACTTTAATTTTTCCATTTCTTTAACTGTTTTTTCAAATAATTCGTCAATCTCTTTTTTTGATTCCGAAATAGCATTTTCAATTGCATCTTCTTTTCTTTTTTTAATCCAAGTTCTATATACAATAATAGCACTCCATACAATATTGACTGCTCCCAAAAAAGCTATGATGAAGCGAAAAAAATTGCGTTCCGGCGCTAAATCTAAAAATAATCCAAAAACGATAATTAATACACCTAAAAGAGCCATCCCTATTGTGGTAAATAATTTTATTATTTTCTCTTTTTTTTCTTTTGTCATTTTATATCCTTTTTAGCATGTGCCACATAATATATTTACCCTAAATTTATAGCATAAAACTATGTATATGTCTAATAAATTGATACTGTTTATATAATTAATAATAAATAATACTTCTTTCAATAAATCAGCTTTACAAATTAGACCTAATCTTAGGCGGAACAAATTTAATCACAAACTCTTTCATCGGCATATTTTGCTTAGCATTCAAATCTCTCTCTAATTCCTTTGCCACAAATATGTTGTAGGACAAACTACTATACCTATCCTTCCTGCCTCCTGCCTTTTCTTTGACCTTGATTACATTGTTCTTGACCTCAAACTCCAAATTAATTAGCTCATTCACTAGTAGTGTCGTATTTATATACGGCAACTGCAAATTAATTTTATCCGCTGGCGACAAATTCCTATACCACGCAAATTGATTTAATGCATCCTCTCCGTCATATTCATTTACCAAAAATCTGACCGCACCTTGCCTTAAACTCTCTCTTAAAACACTAGCACACCTTGAATTAAATTCACTTGACGCATGAACGGCCCAAATCTTTTTAGGGGCATCTTTCACTAAACACCTCTTTGCAATATCCTCATTATTACAACACGACAACGCCCCATAAGTCTCACCAGTAGACGCATCATAAATGTCTGCCATTAGTGCATCTGCTACGCCCAGTCCCAACCCCTTACAGTCCAAAACCAAATAATCGCAAGCATATTCTTCAAACAATCTTCTAATATTTAGCGCCTGTGCATCTGTTCTAAGCCCCTCATTATTTTCAGGATAAACTATGTTGCTAATGTATTTTCCGCTATTAGTCCTAAGCATCTGATTTATAAAAATACTAGTAGCGTCATTCTTGTGCTTGCTTGATGCCATAAGCGCAATGTCCGCAGACATAATCCTAATCTCTCCTGCCTGCTTTTCACCAATATACAGCTTTTTATCTGCCGCCTTAAACTCACTCCGCTTAGGAAAAAACGGATACTTCAACCGCCTGTTCTTATCTATCTCACTAAATGAAAACAATCCACCCTCACCCTTTCCAAAAAACAAGCACTCCATCTCCATTTGAAACGATACTGCATTAAAATCCGATTCAAGCATATCATCAATAACTCGCTCTCTATCCAATAAATCCTCTGCAATCGCAAGCTGATAAGGCATCGCACAACAAAAATGACTGCCCCTTTGAATCATGTTCGCAACATAATCCCGCACCAATTCATAACTAAAATGCGCCTTATACCAACACGAGCTTGCATACAATGCCTTTGTTCGCTCCTTAGCATAATTCTTAAACTCAGGCTTTTGCAAATACCCCGGCTGACGATTTGTACTAAGGAATTTTTTCAAGATGGTGTCTACTATGACTTTATCCACCAACCTAAATTCATCAACTACCAGCACAGTCGCACGATTACTCCTTGCACTCTCACCTGCTGTAACAACAGAAATCTCCGAAGTATTCTTAAACCACACCTTAGCCATAGATTGGTCAATCTTAATCCTTGAAATCTCGGATTTAAGATTTAATGAATTCGGCATCAATATCCCTTGAATCTTGTTTATAATCTCTGTCGCTTGACCTCTTGTTTTTGAAGCAAGACGCACCCACGACCCTGGATAAAGAATACAATAACACACACAAAAGATAGCAATCAAAAATGTCTTACCGCCGCCACGACTTGCAAGGTATATTGCATTAGGATACTTAAACATTGCATTCAAAATAATCTGCTGAAATTTCCTTAAATTCAACCCCAAATAATCCCTAGCAAACCGATGAGGATTGGCTCTATAATACGCAGTCCAGCTATCCACGCTATCCATCAACGCATCCACTTTCTCTTTAAGAATTTCACTCTCCGTCTTTTTGTTTGTCTTACTCATCCGCATCATCACCGCCTACTTTACTCTTAGAAAACCTATCCAAAATAGAAGTCTCACCACTTCCCATAAGCTCCTCTCTTTGCGGCGGCACAACGGTATACTTACTTAGCTCCTCTAAATACTGCGCCTCAACATCGTTATTTATATCTACCAAATTACATAAATGCCCTAAAAACCAAGTATCAATATACTTTTTAATCCTATCCACATCATCCCACTCAGGGTCAGGGTCCCTAACAGGCTTCTCATTCTCAAGCTTTTTTATTAAAGTCCCAAAAGTCTCCTGCTCGTTTAATACACTGCCGCTTTTTTTCTTTGGAGTAATATTTAATGAATCCAATAAGCTCTGAAAAGTCTTAGCCGAAGTCTCAATCTCTTTTATGTCCCCACCTATTTGAGCCTTCTGCATAGTTAATTGTGCTAAGCTGATCGCTTTGAATAATTCTTCTTGTGCTTTTGTCTCACACTCATGCCGAGAAGTCCAATCCGCATATTCTCTTTGTAAAAATTCATAATCCTCATTCGTATGCCCAGAACCAAAAAACCTAATGGTATTATCAGAGGGCGGAAGTGCAGCTTTATTTGTAGGGACTTCATCACTTATCTTCTCTAATTTTTCAAACAAAGACTTTTTGTCATAAGCAATAGTATCCGCAAAAGAACTCCCCTTAGACTTAAACTGTGCCATATTCATGCGAGAAGGATATAAAGATATCCTGCTTGCCGACTTCCCTGCCGCTTTTGTAGCAGCAACAATCTCATCAGAATAATACCAATCAAACATACTACAGCATTGTCTAATAGCAAGCTCAACACTCCCGCTGAATAAATCAATCAGTTGTAAATAATGCCGCTCAATACATACACGGCAAATAGCCGTATAGCCATTATTGGTCTCATACAAAATAGAGTTGCTAGATAAAAAATTAGTCTTTTGCGTTTTATACACCTTGCCGCATGATGAGCATTTGAAGTTGTTGTTTTTATCTATTGCCATACCTAATCCTCCATGTATAACTCATCAAGGTCATCATCATCTTTTTGCACGATATACAGCTGGCTAGTAACAGAGCTCTCATGCCCTAATAGCTTTTGAACAACCTTTATATCCTTGCCTTCCTCAACAACTAATTGAGTCGCACGAGAGCTGCGCAATAAATGCGGATAAACCCTCCTGCCTACAATCTTAGAAAACAAGTTAGCGCACCAGCTATTAAAACTTGTCTCCGTTACTTGCTTAATTATTCCATTCATTTTCTGAATGAACATAAATTTGCAATCATCATGACCCCTCACTTCCAACCATTTTTTAAGTGCCGCCATCGTAGACTCATTAAACGCAAACTTTCTTACCTTCCCCTCACTCCCCCGCCCTTTGCACCTTATCGCATTCGTCAAATAAAATACAATGCGCTTTCCGTCCCTCTCTTTGACAATAGGCTCACCCTCAATTACGCATTTTAATAACTGCCTACTCTCTGCTCTACGACAGCCAGTATCAAAACTAAACTGTACAAATGCCAATTTCTGAAAAGCCTTCTTCTTGCCTAGCTCAGATAATAAATGCTCAAGCTCTTGCTTGTTAAGCGGCTCCTTTTCATTTTTCATAACTTTAGGAGGGCGGGCAATACTCTTGTTTATGAAATTTCTAAACAGCGGATACTCATCAGAAAAATAAATTTCTAAGTAATTATTTAATGAACTTATAGCCGCCCTTTTATTGCTCACATCACTAGATGAACACCCTCTCGCTATCATCCAGTTTTGAAAACGCTTAAATTCAAGTGGCTTAATATCCACTTGCCTTTTGTTGTTTAGATTATCCTTTACCCACACAAACCAAATCTTTAGGTTGGATTCATACACTCTCCTTGTCACCGGCGACAACTCCGCCCCATCAGTCAAAAAGTTATGCAATAGCTCCTTGTTAAAATCTAACACCCCATCCCAATCGGATGCTGCTACTGGTTCTAATTTTTTCAATACCCCTATCTCCTCCTATCGCCTCCCCAAACCTATGTATAGGGAAAATCTGATTGCTTGAATTTTATAACAACCTTGCTTGGCCTTGTCATAAGCTCCTTTGTAACAGGATGCCTATATTTCTTTGGTGCCATTACTTGTTTTTTGAAAGTGCCGATTTTATGAACAGTCAAATCCTCTTTCATCCCAAATAAAACCTTGCCGACCAACCGCCAATGCTTTGCACACTCAATAGTGGCAATTTCTAATGAAACTCCGTATTCCTCTGAATACAGCTTGATTAAATCGCTTAAATTTAACATATAAAACTCCTTGCACCAAAAATTGATGCGTCAAGCGAAATACAAACCCCTCTAATTCTATTATAACTCCAAAACCTGCGACCTAAGTGAGACATGGGGTCTCAAATGTCGCAACTTTTGCAAAAAGTTAGCATTAATAGGTGCTTACACACAAAAACTGCAGTGTTTTATAAATTTTTGCCATGCGCCTATACACTGTCGACCTATTCAAGTACAGCATTTTTGACATATGTGCTATCTCAGCGCAGTCAAAATAGCGCATTGTTATTATTTTTTGTTCCATAGGCTTTAACTTGGCAATACAACGCTCAATTTTAGCTATCTGTATTGCCAAAGGCTCCTCACCTGTCGAAATGCAACTCTTGTAAAAATGCCAATTTTTCAGCGTATCTTTTATCTCGCTCACACTCAAATTCATCTAAAACCTCCTTTAGGACATTATCCCATTTTGTTTTGCTAGTGTTCAAAATTATTTCTTTCACCCTCTCTACAATCACTTCATCCAATCCTTCAGGCATATCCTCAACCTTAGTTTTTAGCCACAACCTAATCAGTCCCTTATCCTCAAAATCCTCATCCCAATCACCCTCTTTGCATATCCCAGACAATAGCCAATACTGCATGTTCAAAAGCTTGTTACCACGATACAAAAACAACATCAGCATCACATCGTTTTTCTCGTCAAGATACTTACACCTAAAATACCGCTTGTCATAAAGCCGCCCTCCACTATGATGAATGTCTATGTATTCAGCAACATCCTTTTTGAGTCGCTTTTGAGTAAATGTCCCTAGCCGCAAATCCTCTTTGTAATCTTGAATTGCTTCAGGTGTAGCGATAATTACATTAATTATTTTCTCTCTCATATTTTTTTGTGCTAAACAGCACCTCTCCTTTTTTATATTTCATCAGGACTTAAACTCATCCAGTCAGCTTCTCTTCTTTTGCTTTGGACTCTATGATACTTAGGGGTGTGATGTCTTTCATTAGTCCCCCATTTTTTGCCATAGCGGTCATCGTACTCTCGCTTGACAATAAACTTTACGATAATATCCGCACCGCCATTTTTTGAATACCACCGCTCTGTAATGATCCTTGTTTTCTCATCAAAAGTAGCTCTCCCGTCATCATCATAATCATCAGGGATCTCCACGCAATCGCACCAAACCCAGTTGAATGCTAGACGATAGAAAGTCAAAATGTAGTTGATGTCAAAATAGGTCTTGATGTTTTCAGAGCGGGCAATCCCATAATTCTCTACCGCCATCTCACACATCTTTTGCAAGACGGGCGGGTCAATGTGCGCTGTCAAAAGTTCTATGGATGCTTTTTCTGTTGCCAAGTCAGCACGAGATAAACCTTTATAAAACTGTGGAGTGATACCGCGACAGTACGCCATGATTTGAGCAGCAGTGGTAACCCGCATATTTTGTTTTATATCATCTTGGGTGTTTATTAAATTATTCATTTTGCTCCTCCATTTTTTCTTCCATCAAAAAATCCACCAAGTCATCAATAGGACTTCCTGGCTTTTTGGGTGGCGGTGATGAGTGAGTCTTAAAAGACCCTTGTGGTACCTTTAGTTCAAATACATCCTGCCAGTTATTGACGATGCTGCGATTAAGAATTTCTATCTTTGCTAAATCCGTTTTTGCCATACTATCCAGCTTCTCAAATATAATTTCCAGTGCCCTATTTGTTGGCGTCTTTTTCATGCTCACCCGCATCTTGATAAACTCAAAAATCGTATCCCTTAGTTTTTGATTTTGGGTATACCGCTGCACAAGCTCATCAAAAGCAGGAAGGGCGGCCGCCTCTTTCTTTCTTACTTTCTTATTATTTATCTGTGTATTCTTATGTGTAATCTCTGGTATTGGTTGGGGCAGAGTGCCACAATTAATTGGTGCAGCCTGCCCAGATGAGTTATGTGCTATTTGCTCCAACTGATTTGTGCAATTTGCACCATTGGGAATTTGAAGCTCTTGATAAAACATTTCTTTGATTTTTGTATTCAGAACGACATAATCCAAAGTATACCAAAGCGTCCTGTCAAAAGCGGATTTATTAAAATGACCCTTGATAATAAGACCCATTTCAACTAGCCTAGCGATAGTGCGCTTTACTGTGTCATAACTCCAAAATGGGAACTGTGCGTGCCACTCTGCGATTGAATTATATATCCACTTCATGTTATTGCGGATGTTGGTGCTTTTGTTCAACCAATAATGAAATTGCTGCAAAACTAGAGCTTCATTAAGTCCTAATAAAACCGCTAGTTTTGGGACTACAATCAGTGGCTGTTCATCAAGCAAAATGTTTGAATAATTCATAAAACTGCCCTCCAAAAAATGACATTAGAAAACTTGTCAAAGTCTGCATAGCACAAAATTGCCGACTTTAACTATGGATTTTTGTTTTATAGTAGCTACCTAGATTTTCTTCTGTACGAAAAAACATTATACAATACTAATACCCTCCATAGCTTGTGGGGGTATTAAGTAAAATTTTTAAGTGTATTTGTCTGTTTTTGTCTTATTGCTCATCAAAATGATTATCTATCTCGGTAGAGGCTATTTTCGCCCGAGAATCGTCAATTTTGGCAATTCTCGGTAATGTTGCGGATTATAGGGCGAATTTGGGGTAAAATTTGCACTTATTTAAATTCTTAGCGGTTTTTCAGAGCAAAATCTGTCCTACAATCCGAAACATTACCGAGATGGATTCCGAGATTTTTTGTATTTTATCGCCCTTTTTTCTGCAAACATTCAGAAGTGTGAGAATAAGCCACTTATGCTCTGGTGGCTCGCTGGCTTTTTGCGTTTAGTGTAAAATATCCCCTATGATACGGCAAATTTTACGCTAACTAATAACAGTAGTTAGCATAAACCACACACGCAAGCAAAACAAGCAAGCAAATAATTTTGTCGTGGCTATACCCATAATATAAGCAAGGCAAGCAAGCAAAATTTTTTTTGTCAAATGTCAAAAATTACACAAAAACATTTGCTATGTGGGTTTTATTGTGGTATTATATTGTAGTAGCATATTGCAGTATGTTACAATAAATAAAAGGAAATTAAAACCATGAAAAAAACAAACAAGCAAGCAAACAAGGCAACCGCAACACACACGGCAACAACCGCCCCCCGTGCTGCTACCAAAACCCAAACGGCAACGGCAAAAACCGCCCGCCGTGTTAATGTGATAATACCCACACCGCAAGGCAAACACTGCAGTATTAAGGTATTAGTACCGCAAGAGTGGACAGAAAAAACAACCTGTCAATTAAACGGCACAAACCGCCACATACTCCCACAATATGCGGTATTATTTGACAGTAAAGGCACATTAGAACTACACCGCATAACTAACTATAATGTGCAAGAGTATGGAAAACGCATAGCAATTAGGGCAATTAAAACCATACTTGACAAAACCGCCCTAACCGCAAAAATAGCAACACCGCCCAAAAAAGTAGAATCACCGCAAAACCGCAAAAATACCATTTATGCAAAAGCAAATGCAACCACAAAAGGACAAAAAGCAACCGCCATGCGTTTAGCAAATGAGTCAGAAAAAATGCAAGCACAAGCCACACAAGCCACATTTGACAAGGCTATAGCAAATGAGTCAACGCAACAAAACAATGGATATTTTGAGTTTATACACAAGCTATATTATGGGCTTATTAAAGATATAAACCATAAGCCACCGCAACCAAACGCAAAAGAATCGGACTCCCATGTTTATAGTGATGGTATGGATATTGTGCAAGAGTGTATTTGTTTTTTACTTGACTACATAGGACAACCGCTAGAGAGTGCAAGCAAGGTATTAGACAAGCAAGGGCAAGCAATAACAATTAAAACGGCTTGCTTTAGGCACATAAACCGCTATATCATGCAACACCGCTCAAGAGTCTACAAAACAACCGCCCTATTAGACAACGGGCAATATATCACCCCACCGACATTATGGGATACTCCCACAATAACAGACTTGAATATTTTGCAAACTCTTATAACAAAAATGAATTTGTCAAGTATGGAAAAAAGGATTTTGAATTTGCGTTTGCAAGGTTATGGACTTGAAAAAATAGGGGTTAAACTATCCATAACAAAAGGCACGGCACAAACCTATACAAAACGCATACAAGCAAAAGCAACAAAAATAGGACTCACACCGCAAACAAGTATGATTTTAATGCAAGCAATAGCAAATGACAACCAAGCAACCGCCGTTGACATACTCTTAAGAGTTTTGACAAGCTAGCCAAAAAACATTTGCAAGCATAGCAACCAACACAAAAAAACCGCTATTTTTTAGCGGTTTTTTTGCTTGTCTTACCCCTGTTACTCTTTACTTGCACGGCAACACGGCACGGCAACACCTCCACCGCCTGTCTTACCCCTGTTACTCTTTACTTACACGGCAACACGGCACGGCAACACCGCTACAGCTATTTTGCTTACCGCTAGGATTTATCCTATGCGGTTTTTTGGCGGTCTAATCAACCGCCTGCACATAACTACCGAATGGGTTGAGCATTCGGGCACGGCATAGCAACTTGCCTCATGCAGCGTATGGGTTGCTCAAAACCATAACCGTTTACCGCACGGACAAAAGCGGTTATTTTATGAGTGGTGCAGAATGGGATTTGTTGCGATATGCGTCAGTACCTGCATATGGCACAAGTTTTTCTGTACCCAATGCCCACGATATTCCTAGCCTCCCCGTTGGCGTGGGTGGATATGGCATTTTATGCCTAACCAATAGGAATCTTCCGCTCCATTTGGCTATATGCCTCATGGTATCGGTGTCCACGGCGTAAACGCTGAAAGATGGCATGGACATTAAGCAATGCCAGATGAGCCTAACAGTAATAGGTCGGTCGCTGCGGAATCGTCAAGAATCCGCAAACAGTCTAGCGTGAACTAGACTGGGCAGGTATCGCCATGAGCCTTAATTCATGTGATAACTGTGGCTAGCGTGATATAGGTAAAACCTAGCAAACTCACCTATGTGCTATACATTCATTCGTTATTGACGGTTGATTAGTGGCACTTAGGTTAAAACATTATGTGGAAAGAAAACATGATGGTGGCTATGGGCTAAATGCGTCAAGTACGCCAATGCCCTACCTGCAAGAAATTATTGAAATAGCGTGAAGTAATAAAAATGTTCCTAGTGTCTTTTGACACACCATAACCGCCCTTTTTTTGTAGCAATACATTGAGGGCGGTTTTCATGTCCGATTATGACCGCATGAGGTTGTAGGGGGCAACAAGGAGCATAGTATTATGGAAAAAACAAAAACATTAGCCTCAGTTAAAAAAGAACTCGAGGCTAGAATCACAGAGGGTAACAAGATTATAGGTAGCAAACAAGAAATATCACATACTTTTCTAGCAGGCTTTGCACCTCTTGAAAAGGATTACCTAAAATTAATGACCGACAAAGTATTTTCAGAATTAAAGAAAAATCCTCTGCCTATGGTTGGGGCAAGCAAAATGTTCTCATTCCCTATCTTGAAAAAATTTGAGGTTAAAGAGAACGGCATAATCACGAAACTTACACTTGAGCCTAGAGAGCAAACTATTGACATACTTAAGTTTTGTGAACATGGCACTCAATCGCAAAACCTTGATACATTCTGGAAGCACTACGCTACTGAATTGTGTCATTATATGTCAATGATAACTGCATCTGATTTGGGACACTCTAATTTGGAGCTTGCCGTTATTGACAAGAGCTATTACATGCAAAGAGAAGCTAGAGAATTGGTGGCTAAAAATTGCTTTGATAAGAATGGTAAAATTAAGGTAAGCAATAAATCGCTTGTGGCAAGATTGCAAAAAGTTATTGACGCAATATTGCCGCCTGCGGATAAGGCTAAAGGAAATGTTTACAAAGTGTTAAATTGCCATGTTAATTTTATCTTTGATGGTTTTACAAAATTGTCTAAGAAGCCTGCAACAATATCTGTCGCAAAGGACAAATTTTTCAGAAGTTTAGTATTCAATATTATGCACTGCTTGGTAACAGGCAAACGCATAGGAATAGACGGGTATACATTGGCAAAAGATGAACAGTATTATCACCTACTATTGTACCTACACCGCCTCCAAAAGATGTGCTACCTGCGGCTAGATTCGATGATAATGATGATGATTTGTTTGACCCTACTACATTAGAGGATTTACCTGCATAAGACATATGATTATATCCGCCATATCCCCCTCTATTTCGCCCTTACATTGTCTTTGACAGTGTGAGGGTGATTTTCTTTTTGTTTTTTTCTTATATATTTTGTAAAAAAATTGCATGAGGAACATATGAGCGGCTTATTTTCTTGACTAAAGGTTAAATCTTATGTATGATATATTTATGAATGACAATCAAAACAAACGCCCTAGAGGTCGTCCACCACTCACCCCTGAACAGCGTGAGGAAAGTAGAATCCGAAATAATAAGCGTACTAATCAACATCATAAAAATACTGGATATGCTTCTCAAAAGAAATATAATGAGTCCAATAAAGAGTCTGTGTCAGAAGGCTCACGCATACGGAGCAAAAAAGTGCGTGAAAAATATTGTGATTTAGGAATTTTAATATTGCGTGAAAAGCGAGATGAATTAAATCGAATACTAGAAGATACGAGCTTGACTATTACAGATTTATTTATTAACGCTGTTGAAGAAAAATATAATATATCCCTGCGTTAATGCTTGACCGTTACCCACTTATGCGGTATACTTTTAATGTGAATGCGGTTTCAATCGTATTTGCTTGCTTGCCACTCTGCAAAGTGGCACGACCTAGCAGGAGTCGAAAATCCTGCTTTTTTTATAATTACCAGCCCCTTTCCTTTTGCTTGACCGATGGTCGCACAATTAAATAATTATTGTGAGGACTGTTTGACTTCAAGCTGCCTCCTCACAACATTCAAGGAGGCACTATGCCACACAACAATCAAAAACCATTCCCTAAATTCAAAAATACTAAAGAATTTTGGAAGTGGTTTGACAAAATCCGCCCTTCTACTGTCTACCTCATCAAAGATAAGCAAAAATATGATGCGTTTAGGTGTGCGACCGAAACAATTTGCACTTTTGCATTAGAATCAAATCCTGACAACACAAGTATATCAATTAGGCAAGATGAATTATTAAGCACTTCTATTTGCGTTGAAATCACTACTGACTTGATTGTTTTTGAAAACATGAGAAGCCTATGCGATGCATTGGAAAAAGTAGACAACATGGAGATAGTGGCAACAACAAAAAGCCAAGCTATTATAGGATTAGTTTTTGAGGAAGTCTATTACTTTGCTCCGCCTACCGATGACCCCTTCCCTGAAATGGCTAAAGGGTATGGCGAACCCATAATTACAAAAAAGTTAAAATAGTATCTTTGCAAACTTTTGAGCGTTCCGAGTGAAAATTCGGAGCGCTTTTTGTTTTGCTGATTTCTAGGAGAAAACACATATGAGCAAAGAGAAACCATGCAAATATATCGACATCAAAATAAAGGAAGCTTACACAAAAACATTCAAAGCCAAGTCCTATGAGCAAGGTCTTATTCTTATTCTAAATGCACACTATGATGCAAACTGGGAGGAAGATGACATTGAAGCACTTGATGGTGATGAAGTTGAAACCCTAGTCGCCCATCTAATGAATCACCTTCAGCTTATGAACGGCAACATTACGGATCATGAATTTAAAGTGCGTCAAGAACTTGGTGACAAGTTATACTATAATACCCCAGACGCCTTTGTAAATAATCATGATGACAAAAAATATAACACTCTTGTCAAGTTTAAGACTGATTATGAGAGCTGCGATACGCAGTTCGGAATTTTGCACGACGATATACTCATCTGCCTTTGTGGTTGCGGCAATATATACGAATACGGCACTTATACAATCTTATCTAAGATTGAAAAAACCAATGCATCCGCATTACTACTCAATCACTTTGACAATGACAATGCAGCTAAAGATGATAAATTTACTATTGAGCTAAGCTATAGCGAATTAGAGACTCTCAACGGACATCTTGCAGAACACCTAGCAAGCAATGTGCCTCTCGGCTCACTTAACAATGCCTGCTCCAAAGATTTGCAAGCTGTATTAGATAAACTATCAGCACATATGTGTTAGTTTTCAAAGGTGAGCATATGAAAAAATTACAAATAAATGACTTCATTACTGGGGCAAAAGAGTTTGCTTATGACGGATGTCATAAATTCTATTTGATTGAAAGCGAAGCGTGCAAAAAGGGATTTTATGAAAACGGCTGGAACGACAACAACTTCCGCCCTATTTCAGAATTACCTAAAACATTTGCCGATTGCTCATGCTCATTGAAGTTTATTCAAAGAGGCGAAAAATACAACTTTCAAAGCATAGTACCTCAATTTCAAAAACGCACCACATTCAAGTGGCTATACATTAATTATTCCACACTCTCAAGAGCCGATAAGATAAAAAACTGTCGCTGTCCTGAATGTGGCTGTGAGCTTGTATCAAGACAAGATGGCTTTAAGTTTTGCATCCGCTGTACTTGGCCTGAGCATGAAGAATTATCCCTAAAATAAAATCAATAGGAGCGCATAATGAAAATTATTAAAGGCGGCTATCTTTTAGAGATTGAAAATGATTATGAATCAGGCTATCTCTATGCTTCCGACATTCTAAAAAACTATTGCGGAGCATGGACAGAGATTGACTTTTCCGTCCCTGTTCAAATTCCAAGTTCATATGAATTTGAAAGTAACGGCTATATCCTAACAGGCAGTCATCACAACAACAGTTTTAGATGGATTAAGGTCAACAAAGGAAGTTGCAACAGCCAATACAATGATAGATTCTCACACTACTATACCTATCCCCTAACCTTAAGAAACAATGCAAATAAACAAATAGCAAAAGTCATGGATTGGATAAACTCAATTGCTACCAATACATATCTTAGAGCCACGCTATACGGTCACGAAGGTGAAATCCTTAATTGCTTGCATGGCATATACTGTAATAACTATCAATGGGAAAAACTGCAACAGCAAGAGCTTATAAAAATCCTTTCTGATGCTGGGTTTAACTTTGATATTGCTCAAAGCAAATTTATAGAAACTCCCAAAAAAGAATATAGACGATATGTTAATTACAATGAGGACTCACAAGAGATTCGCACATTCCGCTGCTATGATATAAAGCACTATGTCGGCACAGATATTGCATCAGACATTTTAGGGGAAATGCTTAATGCTGTCGGCTTAACACTAAATTTGTCTGGTAATTATGACGAGGACATTTACGACATAATTGAAGAAGCAAAGCAAAAGCAACTGATGAAAGAAATCCCAGAGGTAATTGTAGAGGTTGTCGGCACTATTTCCGAGGATGAGATTACGGATTTATTAGAAAATGAAATATCCGAAGCAACTGGATGGCCTCACGATGGATTTGAGTGGGAAGAACAAAAAGCTACAGACTCCGATGAAAATAATGCTATGGTATACACACAAGAAACTGAGGATGCTTTAAGGCTAGAAATTGATACTCTACTAGATGGACTGTCATTTGAAGAATCAGGAGAATTAGAAAATCTTTGCAACGGTTCTGACGCTGAATTAAATGACGCTCACTACAGCTATGACGATGAGATGGTTTCATGTAGACCAAACATAGATGGACTAAATAAATACCTTGTAATAATTAAAACTGTGAAAAAAATCACATAAGGAGATTAAACATATGGGTAGTTGCTGTTCGCTTTTAAGTCATGGAGTCTTAATAACGGAGGATGACATAGACTTTGAAAAGGCAAAAAATGTTTTAAGCAAAAAAAAAGAAAAATAACTGTTTACAAGATATTCACATCACTAAACGATTTTATTATAATCTAATTTAACAACAGGCGTCCGAGGGGCAGAAAACGCTAAGGCTTCTAGTCTAAAAGCGGCACTTAAGAAAGGGGTTGGTCGGACGATGGCAGTATGCGTAGCGGAGGGTGGCATATTGCATTTTTGAGTATTGGGGGCGGTACATCCGCCCTTTTTTCTTCCATTAAAAACAAAATAAACAACTTACAAGCGTCCCAAAATCTCTTGGGGCGCTTTTTGTTTCCCAACATTCTCAAAGGAGTACGCAAAATAATGCTAGAACCTACAGAGCCAAAAATAGAACCAAACGAGCTATGCGATGAACTAAAAGCTCTACTAGCTAAATATAACATTAGAAGACAGCGCCCATATAATCACTACACCATAGAAGATAACAACGGGCTGCTAGAAGACGCTGACGGCAACACTTTGCAATTTGATTTTTATGAGGAAGCCGAAGTATACATTATAGCAGAGTTTGCATAACACCAAAAACCAACCTAGTATCCTACGCTATTATAAAGCGTTAAGATAATAAATAAAAGGAGAAAAACAACCATGGACATCAACATTATCAGTGATGTATTTATCATCACGACAAAGTTGACCGTAACAGACATTGCTCTTGTTGCAAAACACAAACCCGACGCTCTTAGAGTATTTGAGGGCGAAGGTGCTGACCGCAAGCCTGTGTTTGCTGTTTCTTATAACGAAGGCAGACAACACCTTGCTAGTTTCGGCATCACTTTCGGCGATAAAACTCGCTGTGAAAGTGGCTTTGCCACCTACAAAGGCGACATTCCGCGAAGCGTAGAAAGAGGCAAAGAGAAAGAGTATGTCGCAGACATTGTGGGTACTTGCCTAGACTATCTAGCAAAAATTGAAACTCAAGTACCTAGTGCTGTTAGCGAAATCAAAACAGCAAGAGCATCTTTGTTAAGCAAGATTAGAGTGCTTGACGAAAACAACTCAAACAACACTGCACCTACGGGCAACAACAGCTACGGCAATACCAACACTAACAACAACTACAACAATAACAATAGTTACGGTAATACCAACGCTAACAACAACAGCGGCTATAATAACGGCGATAACGCTAACAACTAAAGTCCAGTAAGACCTAAACATTCCTCCAAGCGTCAGTTTATTCTGGCGCTTTTTTGAGGAAATTTCAAAATCAATAAAAAAATATAAAGGAAAAAACATACCATGATTTTAGTTGTATTAAAAACTAACACAGGTCGCACTCAATTCACCAAAGAAATAACTGACACACCCATGTCAGTTATTCAAGAAGCAGGCTTAGATATATCTGATGCACAATTAAACCTTGACGGCACAATTTTGACTGCTACTGACCTAAACTCATCCTTTGAGGCATTGGGCGTAGTGGACGGAAAAAAAGTCAACCTTAACTGTGTTGTAAAAGGTGACGGCGGACATAAATAAATATAAATAAGGAGCTACCCTTCACATGGAAATTAATGAGAGTAGTTTTTTCTCTAGTGAGGCTAATACAATATTTGGGGAGCATTCAGCCCCCTTGGGTAGCTACTGGCTAGAGAGTGTGCTTAGATATATCGCCGTCAAGCAATGCGGCGGCGATATGTCCAAGCTAAAACCTATAAAGACCTATCCATATGATTACAATAGGTCTTTACCTACAGGCAATTTGTATGCAGATTGCTATAAAAATCATAAACAAGACATATTCATTTTTAATGTACTTTCTTTTAACAATCTCCCCACAATAGATGAAGTAGGATGGAAGGCACTGAATCAAGCACCCTTCCCTGCTTCAAACTTTCTATCGCAAATCAGTCCTACAAGTGTATTCATAAATACCGACCTTCAAAAAGTAATTATATTTGTAAAGCAATATACAGAAGAATGGTTGCAAACCCTTGCTGCGATTTTAATGCGAATATTGCCTTGGATTTATCCACACAGCGACAAGATTCCCAAAGATGACCAACTACTTTTTAAGGCAGTTCATGATAAAGACCACGACACATTTGTTAAGCTGATAGAAAAAGTAGCAAGCACCATAGATTTTAGAGCTTTACGAATTCAAAGGGATTTGCATGGCTGGAATAACTCATTTAGAAACACTCGCAAAAGTTCACTTGAATCTAGCATAGTAATCCAAATTGATAACATTATAAAGCTAGAGTCAAACTTAGCAACTGCCTATACAAAATATGATAATGCTAAGTTAGAATTAGATGCCCTGATTTCAGGCTTAGAAGAAGACTCAACTGAGCTAGGAGATTTTTTCTGCTGTCATAAACGGCTTAATGTTTTACAAATCATAAAAGACCACGAGGGCAACAAGCTCATCTACTCTATCATTGATACTATTGATTATTATGACCAAGACGCTTTTATAAACTCCTACAACAACAAGAGTTCCTACTTCTATTACAACACAGTCGCACCTGAAACTCGTGAAATATTTTATGCTATCTTTGCTATGCATAGAGGAAGATTGCGCACTCAGGCTTGCTTTGAATTGCAAAACACTTCAGCATTAACAGCAAAAAGCACTTCCTATGCTGACTATTCAACTGTTCCGCACCCACACATAGGCTACAGTGGTTGTCTAGGCCAAAATTCTATATATGTAGCCAACTATATGAAAAAGGGCGAATGGGACATGGCGATTGAGCAAACAATTGCAGCGACAAAAAATATTCACTTTGGCGATTCTGGAATTCTGGAGTGGTAGGCAAATTTATGGACAGATTCAAAAATAACCACTATGATACAAAATGTTGCGCTCAAATTTATAATCCACACCATTAAACCTCATCCCGCTTATGCCTCCTTAGTTGATTTGATTTTTTATAACATTATTTTATACCATTACTTTTGTTCCCATAACAAACTAAAACCTCCTAAAATAATTTAGTTAAATAAAGCAATAACATACAATGTTATTGTAATCACATAAAGAATTAACATCATTATGCGAAATGCTTTTTTAGACTTTAATTCTAATAAATCATTTTGATATCGTTCATATTCGCTTGCTTCATGTGAATGCAGTCTAAAAATTGATAACATCGCAACTATTATAAAAGCTAAATTAGACAAGATGAATGATATGAAATATGGAAATCTAAATCTATTCTCAGTCTCCCAAATAAGTCTTTGTAAATTAATTGTGATTTCCCACGCTTCTAAATAAACAAATAGTGTGGGGATGACAATGGCTAATATTAATCCTATTATGACAAATAGCGCAACTTTCCACTTAGGTTTTACCTCTTGACCCACTTCATTTGAAAATATTTTTTTGAGTAGTCTAAACAACATAGTACCTCCTCAAACCAATATTAACACCACTAGCATTATTACCTAAAAAAATGTCAAACCCTTCTTCCAATATACTATCTTTAAATGCGGCACCAAATTCACTAAAGAAAAATATGAAGAATACGCGCTGCCTAGTAGCTTGATTTAATAAACCCTGTGCAGGTAAAACTGAGGGAGCAAACAAATTACCAACAATCTGTCCAGTTCCAGCAACTATACCGGCAATGATAACACTAGTTAATAGTTCTCTAAAGACTTGTCCAGTAGTATAGCTTCTAGCACCCGTAGTTACATTGAGCAATATTTCTGTAGTGGTTCCTATAAATGCTCCAGACATGGCTGCTGCCATTGGACCCATAAATTTTGTAAGTATTCCACCAGCAAATCCTCCAATGGCAGCACCTACATACTCTTGCCAGGAAGATATCTCCCCTCGCATAATATCACCAGCCGCACGACCACCTACTGCTGCCAATGCACCAATTACACCTAAAATTAATAATGATGTAAAAAAACCATACCCGCTATCATCCCTAAACATCACAGGATTGTTATAGCAATACATAAACAAATTAGCACCCATCGGCATCATCGCCTCACTAAACAACATCCTAGGATCATCCGCATTTATAAACCGCCCAATCACTGGATCATAATACCTACTTTGCAAATAATAAAACCCCGTCACACTGTCAAAATAATATCCTTTCCATCTAAACGGATTAAACTCCATCACAGCACGATTGACAACATACTGCGCCAATCCCCCCGCAACCTCCATATACACCTGAT